GTCGACCAGCCCGACCGGGTGTGGTGAGGACAGCATGAGCATCGAAAACGAAGAGATCGTCATCGAGGAAGAGACGCAGCCGAAGGAAGTCACGCTCGACGAAGGCGTCGACGACCTGAAGCAGCGACTGGCCGCGGCCGAGGCGCGCGCCAAGGCCGCCGAGGAGGCGCGTCACAGCGCCGAGCTGGAGGCACACGAGGCACGTGGCACGGTGCAGGAGACCAACCTGCAGCTCGTGTCCAACGCCATCGACACGCTCCGCCAGAGCAACGAGATCGCCAAGGCCAACTACAAGGCGGCCATGTCGAACGGCGACTACGACGCCGCCGCCGGCTATCAGGAGGACATGTCGACCCACGCCGCCAAGCTCCTGCAGCTCGAACAGGGCAAGCAGGCGCTGGAGAACACACCGGCGCCCGTCATGCCGGTGTCGCGGCCTTCGGACCCCGTCGAGGCGTTTGCGGTGCAGCTTTCGCCGCGTTCGGCCGAGTGGGTGCGCAGGCACCCGCAGTTCGTCAACGACCCGCGCCTGAACCAGAAGATGATCGCGGCGCACAATCTGGCCGTGGCCGACGGCCACGCCGCCGACAGCGACGAGTACTTCGATGCTGTCGAAAGCGTGCTGGGGCTCCGCAAGGCCCCCGCGAACGACGAGGCGCTGTCGACTGCCTCAAGGCGCTCGACACCGCCGCCCGCTGCGCCGGTATCCCGCGAGACGCGGGGCGGCAACGTGGTCCGCCTCTCTGGCGAAGAGCGTGAGATGGCTGCGATGATGAAGATGACCCCCGAGGAGTACGCGAAGAACAAGGTCGCGCTCAAGAAGGAAGGACGGTTGAACTGATGGACACGCTGCCCCAGACCGCCGGCCGCCGCCGCCGCGCGCGCCGCCCCGAAGAGACGGAAGAGACGGTCCTCGACACGTCTCCGCGCCCCGACATGCGGCCCCCGCTGCGTGACGACGACCCTCGCGCCGCCGCCGCACGGCGCGAGGCCGAGATCCTCGGTCACCTCGGTGACATGAACGAGGGAACGGATGAGTTCTACTTCTCACCCGACATGGTTCCCGATGGATGGACCTACGAGTGGAAGCGCCGCACGATCATGGGGCAGGAGGATCCTGCCTATCAGGTCGCGCTCGCCCGCACCGGCTGGGAAGCAGTCCCCGCCCGGCGCCACCCGGAGATGATGCCCGTCAACTGGAAGGGCGACACCATCGAGCGCAAGGGTCAGGTTCTGATGCAGCGCCCGAAGGCGATCACGGATCGCATCGAGGAGATGGACCGGCACCGCGCGCGCAACCAGATCAGGGCGAAGGAGCAGCAGCTCAACGCGGCGCCGCCGGGCACGATGGAGGCTGAGTTCTCCGACGCGCGCACGCGCCCCGTCATCAAGAAGAGCTTCGAGGCGATCCCGATCCCGAAAGACGCATAGGGGTCCGTCTCTCAGTCTGAGGGGGCCTTCGGGCCCCCTTTTTCTTGACATACTGTCAAGTTGAAGCCTGCCGCCGTCTTGGCGCATTATATCCACTGCCTCCCCGGTGCGAGGCTTTGACTTTCACGGATCTTGCGACGTCTCGGGACGCCTGCGGACCTTCCTTCACAAAGGAGTTTCCGATATGGCGAACACGAATACGCCTTTCGGTTTCCGCCAATACTACGGCGGCTCGGGCGGTGCGCCGACTTTCGCGCAGTCGACCCGTGTGATCGCGTCCACCGACACCACCCCCATCTACAGCGGCGACCCGGTCATGCCGGTCATCTCGACCGCGAACGGCTACATCACGCAGGCCGCGCCCGGCACCACCACGCTCGCCGGCATCTTCGTCGGCTGCAAGTACCTCTCGGTGTCGCAGAAGCGCACCGTGTGGAACAGCTATTGGCCGGGCAGCGATGCCTCGGGTGACGTCGAAGCCTACGTCATCGACGACCCGAACGCGCAGTTCCTCGTCATGGGCACCAGCACGACCTTCAACATCACGGGCACGCTGACCACGGTCACCAGCTCGAAGGTCGGGCAGTACGCCCAGTTCGCCATCGGCACGGGCAACGCCAGCACCGGCCAGTCCGGCGCCTACCTCGACACCGCCAACACCACGGTGACGTTCCCGTTCATCGTGCGCGGCCTGATCTCCGCTCCTCCGGGCGGCCCCGGTGCTGACCCGACCACGGCCTACAACAAGGTCATCGTCGGCTTCAACAACGAATGGCTGCGCTCGAACGGCGCCGGCCCCACCGGCATCAGCTAAGGAGTAATGACCAATGGCTGTTAATCTTTCCGCCATCAAGGACTTGCTCCTCCCCGGCCTGCGTGGCGTCGAGGGCAAGTACGAGATGATCCCGTCTCAGTACGACAAGATCTTCACCAAGCACGACTCGAAGATGGCTCTGGAGCGCACCGCTGAGATGCGGTACCTCGGGCTCGCCCAGCTGAAGACCGAAGGCGGCCAGACTGCCTTCGACAACGGCGCCGGCGAACGCTTCGTCTACAATCAGGAGCACACGGAAATCGCCCTCGGCTACGCGATCACTCGCAAGGCCATCGACGACAACCTGTACAAGACGCAGTTCCACCCGTCGAACCTCGGTCTGATCGAGAGCTTCCAGCAGACCAAGGAGATCTACGGCGCGAACATCCTGAACACGGCGACCACCTACAACGCCTCCATCGGCGGTGACGGCAAGGCGCTCTGCGCCACCGACCATCCCATCGACGGCGGCACGGTCGCCAACAAGCCGGCCATTCAGGTCGACCTGAACGAGGCGTCGCTGCTGAACTCGATGATCGCGGTTCGGACGAACTTCAAGGATCAGGCGGGCCTCAAGGTCTTCGCCCGCGCCCGGAAGCTCATCGTTCCGCCGCAGCTGGAGCCGGTCGCCATCCGACTGACCAAGACCGAGCTGCGCCCCGGCACGGCCGACAACGACGTCAACGCGATCCTGACCACCGCGGGCGGCCTGCCCGAGGGCTACATGGTCAACGACTTCCTGACGTCGGCCTACTCGTGGTTCCTGATGACCAACATCGACGGGCTCTCCTACATGGAGCGCATCAAGTTTGAGACGGACATGCAGGTGGACTTCGTCACCGACAACCTGCTGGTGAAGGGCTACGAACGGTATTCGTTCGGCTACTACAACTTCCGCTCGATCTTCGGATCGTTCCCGACCGCCTGATAAGGAGCCGCTCAACATGGGTATCACTCACCTGAGCGGGCTGGAAGTCGCCGGCATCCCCACCATGGGGATGTCCGGTCTTCCTCTGACCACCGGCAACGTCTACTTCGTCGACTACGTCAACGGAAGCGACGGCAACACCGGATCGGCGGACAGCCCCCTCCAGACGCTCTACGGAGCGCAGTACAAGATGACGGCCGGCCAGAACGACGTGGCCGTGATCGTCAGCGATGGCACGACGGCCTCCACCCAGCGCCTGTCGCTGGCTAACGCGCAGGTTCTGACGCCTGCGGCTACCGCCGGCACGCTCGTCTGGGCGAAGGACGCGTGCCACATCGTTGGCATGTGCGCCCCGACCATGGTCAGCCAGCGCGCACGCATCGCCCCTCCGTCGGGGACCTACACGATGGCGACCTTCGGGTCGGGCAACTTCGTGACGGTATCGGCCTCGGGCTGCATCTTCGCGAACTTCTCGGTGTACAACGGTTTCTCGACCGGCGGCGCCAGCCAGATCGCGTGGACCGACAGCGGCGGCCGCAACTACTACTCGAACGTCCACTTCGGTGGCGCGGGCGACGCGGCCTCGGCGCAGGCGACCACCAGCCGTTCGCTGCTGATCAGCGGCACCGGCGAGCACACCTTCGACGGCTGCGAGCTTGGCCTTGACACCGTGACGCGCACGGTAGCGAACGCCACGCTCCAGTTCTCCGGGGGCACGGCGCGCAACACGTTCAGGGGCTGCAACTTCGCCTTCCAGACGAGTTCCGCGACGACGCTGGGCATCATCGTGGCGGCCGCTGCCGGCATCGACCGCTGGCAGAAGTTCGACCGCTGCGCGTTCATCAACAACGTGGCCTCCACCTCGACGACCATGAGCGCCCTCGCGACGCTCCCGGCGTCGGCGGGGGGCCTGCTGCTGATGAAGGAATGCACGCTCGTCGGCATCACCGAATTCGGCACTGACGCCAATTCGTTGGGTCAGATCTACGTCGATGGCGCCGCGCCCACAGCGGCCACCAGCGGCATCGCCGTCAACCCGTCCTGATGGAGTAGGCCATGAAGGCTCGTCATCGCAAGAATCGTGAAGCCGGCGGCGGCGTCGCCGCCTACAAGGAAGACCTCAGCCGGAAGAACGGGAAGTACAACGGTCCCGGTGCCGACGATGTCACGGACGCCGCCGAAGAGCGCAAGCGCGGCGGCAAGACCGTGAAGATGCAGGGCAAGATGTCCAAGCTCAACGCCGGCCGCATGCCTCGCAAGAGCGGCGGCCGCACGGGCTCGAACATGAACCCGCTCTCCTCGGCTCATAGCGGTACCCCCGCTCGGGGCCGCAGCAGCAAGCAGAGCAGCTGCTGACCTACGGCGGGGGCCTCGGCCCCCGTCCTCTTTTTCGAGGTGCCTGATGGCCCGCACACCGGCATGGCAGCGTCGCGAGGGAAAGAACCCGTCAGGCGGCTTGAACGCCACCGGCCGGGCGTCCCTGCGCGCTACCGGATACAACATCAAGCCGCCCGTCACCGCGGAGCAGGCCAAGAGCAGCCCGGCGTCCGCCGCGCGCCGCGACAGCTTCCGCTCCCGCATGTGCGGAATGAAAGAGAAGCTGACGTCCCCCAAAACCGCACACGACCCGAACAGCCGCATCAACCTTGCGCTGAAGAAGTGGGACGTGAAGTGCTAGGAGCCCTGTAGATGCGCCCGATTACTGTCACCGCAGGCCCTCTGGCCGCCGCCGATGCCGACGGCATCGCGCAGGCCCAGCAGCCCGCCGCTGCCTTCACGCTGAACGGCGCCCTCGTCTCGGGTGGCGTCGCACAGCTGGGCGCACCGCGCCGTGTGCTGATCACCACGACCGCCAACGAGACGGGCGTCACCTTCACGGTGACGGGGACGAACAGGGCAGGCGACGTGCTAAGTGAGGACTTGGCCGGCGTCAACAACACGACGACCTACACCGCCCTCGACTTCTTCACGGTCACCTCGGTGGTCAACAGCGCGGCGCTGGCCGGCAACGTCACCATCGGCACCAACGGCGTCGGCGGCTCGGAGTGGGTGTTCTTGGACCTCTGGGCGTTGGCAAATGTCGCCCTGCAATGCACT